GAAAACTTGCACAGATAAAACAAATGCGATTAGAAAGATTAATTGAAACTGATTACCTTGCTAACTCTGATGTAACGATGCTAGACAATATAAAAATTTGGCGTCAAAGTCTTAGAGATATTCCACAAGATTTTACAACAGAAGAACAATACGATTTACTCTTGGCTCGTAATGAAGAAACAGGAGAACTAACACATTCAATTTGGAGTAAACCATAATGGCACAGACATTTTTAAATTTAGCACAAGGAGTTACAGGTACTTTGCCTACAAGTAATTATGTTCAAGGTAGTGGTGGATTAGTTAGAGTAGGTGGAGGCGCTTCGGAAAGTGCTAACACAGGTAACTTAGCTTTTGATAATGTTTTTACTTCTACATACAAAACTTATTTAGTTGTTGGTTGGATAAATAAAATATCTGATGGTAGCCAAGTTTTAATGAGAGTTAAAAATGCAAGTGGAGATAAATCTAATGCTGGTTACAAATATGGTTTTAATGGTGTAAATCAATCTGGCACAAATTCTGATATTAGTGGTAATGGTGATACTAAATTTAGATTAAGTGGTGGCTCAGTTTCTAATGATGGTCATACTTCTGTTAATTTAAGTTTTTGGTTTTACAATCCAGCAGATTCATCAAAAGTTACAGCTATAAATGGTTTTACTACTGAAACAGATGAAAGCTATGTTGTAACTGCAAGAGCTGGAGGTGGTGAACATCAAGTAGCCGAAGTTCATCATGGTTTAATGTTTACAGGTAATGCACAAAATATTGAAAGATATTGTATTAATATATTCGGAGTAAAGGATAGTTAATGATTAATCCTTGTTGCGAAGATGGAAAGTGTATTTGTGGTAAATGACTACGCTAGATATAAATTCAAAAAACCTAGTTATAATTTTAGGGTTACTAGGTGGTTTAATAGGTAATGTATTTTTTGTAGGTAAACTTTACAATGAGTTTGAATTACTGAAAGATGATGTTGAAACAGTACAAGAAAATCAAAATGTACTAACCTTAAAACAAGAAATATTAGAATTAAATTATAAAATAAAATCTCTACGTTTAGAGATTGATGGGGATTATAGAGAATGAGTGATTGGAACACCCAAGTAAGTAACTTACAAAAAACCTTAGATGAGATAAAGATAGAAGTTAAGGAAAATAGGAGTGCTATCCAATCTCTCAAACAAGAATTAGCAACAGGCAAAGGCAGTATCAAAGCAGTCATGTGGATTGGTGGTGCAGTCGGTGCATTATGGACAATAATGAAAATTTTAAAGTTAGGATAATAAATGGGAAAAGGATTATACGCAAATATTCATGCAAAAAGAGCAAGAATTAAATCTGGTAGTGGAGAAACAATGAGAAAAGCGGGAACTAAAGGTTCTCCAACTGCTGCAAATTTTAAAAGAGCAGCTAAAACTGCAAAGAAGAAAGGGTAATATGCCAAAAAAACCTAAACCAAAACCTAAACCAAAACCTAAAGGGTACTAAATGAAAACAGAACAAATAGGAAGTTTACTAATGAATGATATTTCAGCGTTAAACTTAATCATATTAGTAGTCTTACTATTTTTAGTAAGAAAAAATAAATGTAAATGTAGGTGTAATAAATGCTAAATTTACTTTTAGGCCCAGTCGTTGACATTGTATCAACAAGCGTAAAAGGTTTTGTAGACACAAAAAAAGCAAAGGCTGAACAAAAAGTAACAGAAATAAAAGCTAAAACTTCACTAATGGAAGCTCAAATAAAAGGTGAGGCTCAATGGGACTTAGAAGCAATTAAAGGTTCACAAGGTTCGTGGAAAGACGAATATTTAACTATTGTTTTCTCACTTCCATTAATTTTGTGCTTCATACCTTTTACAGTTACTTATGTAGAAAGAGGGTTTGAAGCTCTTTCAAAAACGCCTGACTGGTATTTTTACAGTTTAGGATTAATTGTGAGTGCGTCTTTTGGAATTAAAGGTGCAACTAAATTATTTAAAAAGAAATAGGAGTATAAATGAAATATTTCGAATGGTTTAAAAACCTAAAGAAACAATATCAAACTGGTATTATTATTTTAGGAATTATAATTGTAATGTATTTTGTCGGATTATTTTAATAATGGCAAATTCATTTGAAGCTAAAAGCAAAATCCTTCCGACACTTTTAGTAGACAAAGCCTATGAGTATCTCACTAGTGGTGATAAACTTACTGCTAGTGAACTCAAGGTTTGTTTAGAAGTTTGTAAAACATTTGGTGTAGAAATAGAAAAAGAAACACCTAAAAATATAACAGAAAATTTACCGTTTGATGAAGAAGAAAACACCAGCTATGGTGGGACGCACTAAAACAAAAGAAAAGGAAATTCAGCCACAGTTAAAAAACTTTAAAAACTTTTTATACCTTGCATGGAAACATCTTAATCTTCCTGACCCCACCCCTATACAATATGACATTGCAGACTACCTACAAAATGGTTCTAAACGATTAGTTATAGAAGCTTTTCGTGGAGTAGGTAAATCTTGGATTACATCTGCATTCGTATGTCACCAATTATTATTAAATCCCCAAAGAAACATACTTGTTGTTTCAGCATCTAAAAACCGTGCCGATGATTTTAGTACCTTTACACAAAGACTAATAGGTGAAATGCCTATACTAAAACATTTAGCACCTAGAGATGACCAAAGACATTCTAAAGTAAGTTTTGATGTAGCCCCGGCAAGAGCCTCTCACGCTCCTTCCGTTAAATCATTAGGCGTTACATCGCAGCTAACCGGGTCAAGAGCAGATTTAATTATTGCCGATGACGTTGAGTCAGCAAACAATTCTCAAACACAACTAATGAGAGACAGGCTTAGTGAAACTATTAAAGAGTTTGACGCAATTATAAAGCCTGAAGTAGGGCGTATTGTGTTCCTTGGAACTCCACAAACTGAAATGTCGTTATATAACAACTTAGAAGAACGTGGGTTTAAAACTAGAATATGGACTGCATTATACCCTAATAAAATACAAAAGGTTAACTTAGGTGATAAACTTGCACCTAAAATATTAGAACAATTAGCAGAAGATAAAAAATTAGAAGGTAAACCTACAGACCCTAAAAGATTTGACGAAGTAGACTTAATGGAACGTCAAGCATCTTATGGTCGTAGTGGTTTTGCTCTTCAATTTATGCTTGATACAACATTAAGTGATTTAGAAAGATACCCTCTTAAATTAAATGACTTAATATGCGTATCTGGTGTAGAGTCTTGGAAAGAAGCACCGGCAAAGATACAATGGGCTGGTGGTATTGAACAAATTAAAGCTATAGACAGTGAATTACCAAATGTAGGACTTAAAGGTGACTATTGGGTAGCCCCAATGCACATGAGTAACGAATATGCTCCATTTGAAGGTTCTGTTATGTCTATTGACCCTTCAGGACGTGGACAAGACAGGACAGGCTATGCAATAGTTAAAATGTTGCATGGTGTACTGTATTTGACTGCTGCTGGTGGATTAAAAGGTGGATATAGTGACCAAACTCTAGAACGACTAAGCCAAATGGCAAAAGATAACGATGTAAACTACGTTGTTATCGAAAGTAACTTTGGTGACGGTATGGCTACACAATTATTAAAGCCTATAATGTCTAGAATACACCCTTGTAGTATTGAAGAGGTAAGACACTCTAAACAGAAGGAATTACGTATTATAGACACTCTAGAGCCTGTTATGAACCAGCATAGGCTAGTTATTAGCCAAGAGTTAGTCAAAGAAGACTTTAGAGACGAAGTAGACCACCAATTGTTTAAACAAATGACTAGAATAACAAAAGATAAGGGTTCTTTAAGGCATGATGACGCTTTAGACGCATTATCTATTGCTGTAGGCTATTGGGTGGAAAGAATGGATAGAGACCAAGTATTAGCCTTTAATGAGCATAAAAATGACCTTTTACAGAAAGATTTAGATAGATTTATGGAAAATTCTATTGGTAAAAAGCACCAAGATACAAGGTGGTTTTAATAGTACCCCTATATGAACCTAGAGGGGGGGTTACCCAATGAGATATATAGTGTTAGTTATAGGTATACTATGGAGTACTATAGTATACTCTAGTAGTGTTAAAGAGAAGTTCATAGATAGAGTAGAAGGGTGTATACAAGCAATTGACCACCGGGACATACCCATTAAACTAATTATAGGAACAGCAGCATTAGAGAGTGGTTGGGGTACTAGTAGATTTGCTAAAGAAGGTAATAACTTATTTGGTATTAGGACATTCAAGTCCCACGTACCACAATTAAAACCTTTAAAAAATCCTAATGCTAACTTTGGTGTAAAGGTATATAACGATGTATGCGAGTCAGTTGAAGACTACATAGACGTTATTGAGACTCACCATAATTATGTCAAATTCCGGGTATTAAAGTCTCAAGGTGTTTCCTTAGATGTCTTAGTGCATAACCTTGGTGGTTACGCAGAGAACAGTAGGTACACTATATTGTTAACCAAGGTGATTGGAAGCTTATGATTACAGAGTTACTTATCTTTTATATCTTACCCTATTATCTGATAAAGAGATTAATACGTATGTGCATGAATAAATTTAGTAAAAAAATCTGAGACCCTATCATATTAAGAAGATGAGCCAGTTTCCCCATAGGCTCTTTTTAAATCTTAATAAATTCCTTATAAATCAAGCTTTATTAATCGGTTATTGTAACCGTTGGGTATTTTTAGCTTACTTTTAGTTTTATTTTGGCTTTTTGTTTTAGATAGGGTCTATTTTTTTTTCAAATCAGTTCAAAACAATCTCATAGTATACCTTTAAATTGGCTTAGCGCCTCGGCTTAGTGTGATTAATCACAAAACATATTAAAACGCACTGACACCTAAAAAAAGCACCATTAAACGCATTTATATGTTTTGGGCCAGTCTATGACCTATAAAAAATATAAATGTCTTAATGAATTAATCTTTTATCAAATTAAATGCGAATATGGGTTGATTAAATAATTTAAATGTTTAAATAAATATTAATTAGTTTGTTTTGTCTTTTCACCACTAATTAAAATAAGCATATAAAAAAGACGCTGAAAAGCTGAATTACATTTGGTTAAGCATGGCAAGGGTAAACGCTAAATTTAAGGTTATAGTAATAGTTTATCATTCAGAAATAAAGCCTAGTTAAATATGCATTTTATTATTTAACTTATTATCTGAAACAATTTTATTAATTGTATGAGAGTGACTTGATTTAATATGAATGTAATTAAAATATATATTTTGGTACTTTGTTAATAGGCTAGTTTTTTTAAAACTATGAAAGGTTAACTATGAAACAAAACACTTTAAAAAATGATAAATATGAGATTGTCTTAAATAATTATTTAAGGGCAATTGGTAACGACTATAAAAACAATTACTATAAGATAAAAGTTTATAGATTGTTTAAAGATAATACTAGACGGTTTGAGGGTGTGATTGATGTTACAAATAATAACATTAATCAATTCTTAACATCGTTCAAACACAATTTAGTTAATTTCAAATTAACTCATTATTATACGGTTTAGTTATGCTGAAAGTTTTAAACGATTTAGAAAAACTAACATCATCAATTAATAATACTAATGTTAATTATGAAAGGGCTAATATATTATTAATGCAAATCACTGAAACAAACCAAGACGGTGACTATTATTATTCTAGAGAAGAAATGATAAAACGCATTGATAATTATTTTAATAAAATTAAATAAACACGGCTGAAGCTGTGGTCTAGCCTATTAACTAAGTACCTCAATATATTTGTTTATTGTTTAAGCCTTCAATGGTTTTTTTAAAACTATGAAAGGTTACAACTATGAAAAAATTAGATTTTACAAAGTCTAAAAAACTTTTAAACATTGATAACAACGCCAAGACAGTTAAGGGTCAAAAATACGGATATATGACGGCTATTTTATATCTAGCGCCTTCTACTCAAAGTGGTTTTAATGTTTGTCCAATGGCTAGCGAAGGATGTAAAAAAGCTTGCTTGTTTACGGCTGGCCACGGTGCATTTAGTAATGTGCAATTGGGACGAATTAATAAAACTAGGTGGTTTATCCAAGAGCGTGAAAGTTTTTTAAATCAGTTAATAAAAGAAATAAAACTATTTATTAAAAATGCTGAAAGTAAAAATTTAATACCTTGCATTCGTTTAAATGGAACTAGTGATATAGCTTGGGAAAATTTTAATATCATTCAACAATTTAAAACAGTTCAATTTTATGATTATACAAAAATTTATAAAAGGGCGTTAAAATTTGTTAACGGTGAATTGCCAAGTAATTATTATATTACTTATTCATTAAATGAAGACAACAAAACGGAAGCTTTTAATATTTTAAAATTAGGTGGCAATATATCGGCCGTGTTTAGAAAATATTTACCCAAAAGTTTTAAAGGGTTTAATGTTTTAAATGCTGATGAAAGTGATTTAAGATTTAAAGATATTAAAAACTCTATTTGTGGTTTGATTGCAAAGGGAAAAGCTAAAACAGATTATAGCGGTTTTGTTTTAGATACTAATTAAAAAAACTAATGAAAGGTTTAAACTATGAAATTAAAAAAATTAATAAACTTACTTTATGATGAAAAAACTATTCCTTGCGATGTTATAGATTTTTTAAATGAAGAGTATGAAAGTGAAAGTCTTGGCCATGTTAATTATGGGGATATAGATTTAATCCACTATATTCGTAGCAATTTAAAATATTTTAAACATAATGGGGTAAGGCAATCTATGATTAATAAAAAAAAATTAAAAGAAATTGCAAACATTATAAATAATTAAATCATAAAAAAACTATTTGAAGGCTTAAACAATAAACAAAAACTAAATAATATTTTTATTTAATATTGTTTATTGATTAAGTTTTGAAAAAGACTTAATTCCTTTCATAGTACAAAGGGGCGAGGGGCGAAAATCTCTCGTCCTTTTTTATATTGTGAAGGGGCGAGGGGCGATTGCGAGGGGCGATTGCTTTTCTCAAATACGAAAGGGTAAACTATGAATGTACTGTCATTATTTGACGGTATGTCTTGTGGTCAGTTAGCACTTAAAAGAAGTGGTATTACAGTTGATAAGTATTATGCAAGTGAAATTGATAAGTATGCAATTTCTATTGCTAAGAAAAACTTTCCAAATACTATTCATTTAGGTGATGTGACTAAAATAGACATATCCAAATTAGACCGTATTGATATGATTATAGGTGGCTCACCTTGTCAATCATTTAGCAATGCGTCTATGACTAAACTAAACTTTGAAGACCCAAGAGGAAAACTATTTTTTGAATTTGTAAAATTAGTTCAAGAATTAAAACCTAAATATTTCCTTCTTGAAAATGTTAAAATGAAAAAGGAATGGCAAGATGTTATTTCTTTTCATTTAGGTGTTGAACCAATTGAGATTAATTCTAGTCTTGTATCGGCTCAACATAGACGAAGGTTATATTGGACTAATATACCAAATATAACTGTTCCAAAAGATAAAGGAATTATGCTTAAA